TGTAAATTATGAAAAGTAACTTTGAGCGTTGTTTCAAAGAACTGCTGAAGCATGAGGGTGGTTTTGTAAATCATCCTAAAGACCCAGGCGGCATGACAAATCTTGGTGTGACTAAGAAGGTTTGGGAGGAATGGGTAGGCCATGAGGTTGATGAAAAAGAAATGCGTGCGTTGACTCCTGAGATTGTGGCTCCCATGTACAAGAAGAAGTATTGGGATGCAGTCAAAGCTGATGAGATGCCTGAAGGTTTAGACTACTTGATGTTTGATTTTGCGGTAAACGCTGGCGTAGGTCGAGCAAGTAAGACGATTCAAAAAGCTGTTGGCGCAACACCAGATGGAGCTATTGGCGCAAAGACAATGCAAGCCATTCGTGATGCAGACCAAACAAAGTTAGTAGAAAACTTTAGTAAAGAGAAAGAAAACTTCTATCGTAGTCTGGCAACCTTCGGTACTTTTGGTAAAGGCTGGCTACGTCGAGTTGCAGAAACAAAAACTCATGCAGAATCTATGCTGGCATAGGTGTAATCATGGCTAAAAAGGGTGTGAGCTTATCTGTAGGGCGGGGCGAGAAGCTGCCTGTTAGCAAGGGTGCTGGTCTGACTGCAAAGGGCAGAGCCAAGTACAACCGTGAGACAGGAAGCAACCTGAAGCCTCCTGCGCCTAACCCTCAGACAAAGGCTGATGCCGGTCGCAAGGCTAGCTTCTGTGCCAGGATGGGTGGCGTGGTGAGAAAGTCTAAGAATTCAGAACGAGCAAAAGCTAGTATGCGGAGATGGGGCTGTCGTTAAATGAGTCATCCAGCGCAGATTGAATTTGTTGCAGCATTACAAAATAAGTTTCCAGATTTCTTTATCAGGAAGAATGTTCTTGAAGTAGGAAGTTTAAACATTAACGGTTCAATAAGGCAGTTCTTTCAGCAATGCAATTATGTTGGGGTTGATCTTGGCGCAGGACGAGATGTGGATGTTATTGCCAAAGGCGAAGACTTATCCTATGCTGATGGCAGCTTTGATGTGGTCGCAAGTTGTGAATGTTTTGAGCATAACCCTGAGTGGGCAGCTACGCTAAGAAATATGATTAGGATGAGCTGTGGCCTGGTATTTTTTAGTTGTGCAACCACTGGCAGAGCAGAGCATGGCACAAGGCGTAGTAATCCGCATGACGCTCCATTCTGCGGTGACTACTACCGCAACCTGACTGAAGACGATGTGCGGCAGGAAGTAGATTTATCGGCTTTTAAAGTCTATGAATTTATAAGCAATGATAAGGCGCAGGACTTATACTTTTGGGGAATCATGTAGTTTAATCACAAAGGAGAACATTATGAAATTTGATACAAGAGGAATGCAAGCCGCTGGTATGTCAACATCTGACATAAATAGAAATATTGCTCAAGCTACTGAGAGAGCGCAAGCAGGACGACCAGTACGTTCATCCGCAGGTGGCTCTAGGGGCGTAATGTCCACCGCAATAAAAAGTTCGGGAAAACGCAAATCGTCACGCTGATATGAAACAGGGCTTATACAGCAACATCAATGCTAAACGTGCCAGGATAAAAGCTGGCAGCAATGAACGTATGCGTAAGCCTGGTAGTAAAGGCGCACCAACGCGAGAGGCTTTCGTTAAGTCAGCTAAGACCGCCAGAAAAACCTCTCGCTAAGACTTCGCGGCGCTGCTATCCTTCCAGCGCTTTTCCCCTGCCCACTCTCCGGCGGGGGTTTTTTTAATAGCAATTGGTCTGACAGCTATTACCATAGCAGCAGGTAGTGCAAGTCACGCATCGACCCTGATCGCAATAAGTGTTGTAAGTGCAAGTTGCGTACACAAATGGTGCGGTGACTGCCAGCCACAGAGCAAACATATACTTCATCTCAATTCTCCTTTATAAGTTCACGGATTTCTGAAATAGATATTCCCAATTCCTCATGTATTGCCAGAATAAGATTCGGAGAAACTTTAAGTTTCTTGTGACGGATACGGCTAATCACAGTTCCTGCGCTTCCTAGTCTGTCTGCCAGCGCTTTGTCAGTCTTAACGCCAGCAAGTTTCATACAAGCATCAATCAATTTGTGCTGCGGTTTAAAGTCTTTTTCTTCTTCCATCATGTCTCCTTATGGTGATGCCAGTAGTGCGCCTTCAAACACATAAGTGCCTATGTGCGCTAAATGTACCCAGGGTGCTGCGTAAACTTCTCCACCGTTATCACGCCATACTTTACAAAAGTGATAATCCTCTGAAAGTAAGCGCTTAGTCTCTGGCTCAATGCTCTCAGTAAAGAACTGGCTGATCTTGTCTGCGCCAATCGTGCCGGACAAGTCAGTAACATCATTAACGTACCAGGGAACAATATCCTTGAGCTTCTCAAACACCTCGCGCTTAATCAGCATGAAGCCAGTGCCGCCGTTCCATATCTCAACTGGCTCATTGACCGGCACAGTCACGGTTCCTGCATAGTCCTTCAGGTTCACCACAAAGCTGCCGGTGTGATGCTTCAGGTCTGCATTAGATACGCCAGCATCCATCGCATTCTTGACGCTGTTCCAGTTAATTTCTTTCTTAGGATAGATGCCACAGATAATGTCTTTGTCTGCCTCCACCATCTTTAGAATGTCTGGCGCATTAAAGCGAATGTCTGCATCAATAAACATCAGATGTGTGCAGTCAGTCTTCAGGAAGCCGTGAGCAAGCGCATTCCTTCCCCTGGTAATCAGGCTCTCATTAAACATAAAGCTCATCATGCTCTGTACATTGTTGTCACGCAGTACATTATTTAATTGCAGCAATGATTGTGCGTAGAAGCCATAGTTCTGACCACCGTACATTGGTGTTGCTATAAAAAGTTTAGTCATTTCACCATCCTATAAAACCATTTATTATGTCTGCGCTGGCAGGTAATGATGTACCCGTTCTCCCGCAGTTCGCTGATGATGCTATTGACTGCACACACACCTGCTTTTTTTATAATTTCCATAGTTGTGTATTCGCCTCCCCGCCCCAAAAGTTTTGCTACTTTCTGAAGACGCTCTGATTTATCTAAGTTCGCTGCATTCATGAAATATCCTCCACTCTAATCACCCATTCACCCTTGCTGTTCTGCCGCCAGCCATGCACTTCAATCCTGATACCGGCATCTCTGACAAACTGAACAGTCGGGCTATCCTGAATCTTCTTGATGCGCGTTGCCACTGCTGATGCTGTAACCTGGACTGCCAGCACTTCATTCTTTCTCAGTGCCAGCAAGTCGCACCAGCCCCACAAGTCTTGGCGTATCCTTGCCCAGTGGTTCCACTTCTCGACAATTTCAACGTGGTATCCCTGCTCTCGCAGATACTCAAGACTTCTTTGTGTAGGGCTAAGTTTTGCCATCAGAAAGGAATCTCGTCATCATTCATTGACGTAACTTCTCGCGGCTGCCTGGCTTCTGGCTGCTTCTTATAGCTAGGATCAGGCACAAAGTTATCCTCTGCCAGTGAGACAAGCTCACCCACCTGCGTCTTGTGCTTCCATGCAGCCATCTTTACCCACTCGCCAGCGGCAATGTCACGGCTTGCAGTAAAGCCGCCCTTCCAATCGGGCTGCTTAGTGCCTTCTACCTTCTTGTCGTTCCAGTACAGTACGCCCCTGCCAGGCTCTTTAGAATGATTCTTCATTAGATGTTCTCCATAGAATTAGAGGCTGCAACGACACGCATTCTTGTGGCTGCATCCAGTTTTTTAATTGTTTCGTCGTTGACTTCCTTCAAGCGTTTTAGCTTTGCCCGTTTTGTTTCTGTCTCCAGCCTGTTACTTGCCTTTATCCTGCCCACTAGGTCGTGGAAGGAAATCTCCCAACTTTCTAAATCCGTAGACACGCTGTACGGTTCCTCCGCTACCTGATCCAAATTGTCTGGATGCGGAGTTAGCAGTGGAAAAAAACCATCACCCACTGGTTTATCCAGCACCGTTACGCTCTCCTTAATTTCTGAGACAACAACATCCGCTGCGCCCATATCTTTGACCGTAGCTTTTGCAGCCGGAGCTTGTTTAAAGTCTTCGGTCTCCTCATCAGTATATGTACCTGCGATACATCCAGGATAAACGGTTCTAATTCCTTCACTTATGCACCTCGATCTAAGCATTGCGCGTGGATAGTTCTTCCAGTTATCTTTCCCTGCTAGGCCAATATCCTTCGCCATCTTCATAGTCCAATTGATAGTGACGCTACCACCGGCAGGGTGAGAGAACGTACCTGTTACGCTTTCATTGGTGTACTCTGACCACTCCACTTTTCCACCGGCAGACTGAAACCTAGCCATCATGGAGTCGGCCTTCAGGCTAGGTCTGCCCTGGATAACGTGATAGTCACGCGCAGCCAGCGCAGGGTGCATTCCTTCTGCCTGTGCTATCAACATCAGCGCAACGGCTTGATCTACGTCCTTCACGCCGAATAGCTTGCTGGCTGTAATGGCTTTCGCCATCTTTTCAATATCGTTTATTGGTATTAGATTGCTCATTCCTTCTCTCCTTCTTTCCGTTCTTCCATCATTGCATCTGCAATTTGATATGCAATAAATGCTTGTTCATAAGCATTCCATGCCGGATCACTTTCAAAATTCATTACTAATGATTGCATAGCTTTTGCTGCAAAGTAATCGCGCAAGTCCATTCCATCCGTACCTGCTCCCGTCCACGGAAATGCTTTCATATAATCCCCTTCATTTAAGTAAAAAGCGGCGAGAACCTGGCGCTTCCGTGACAAACTTTTCATAAATGTCTGGCATGGCCTGTCTAAACAAATCAGCGTTGAATGACATACTTGGCTTTGCATTGCGCCATGTCACCAATGTATGCCCTGTCACGCTGACAATTGATCCCCGTGTACCCATGTAACCGCGAATTGCAACTTCGATCTTCTCTGCTTCTTCCTTCAACTGCTTCATCTTTGCCTTGTACTCTTTGAGCGCAGCAATGCCCTGCTCAACAGCTTGTGTGGCTATTGCCACTTCATCCGTGTTTGTTGGAAAACTAATCTTGCAAGCGTCAATCGTTTCAGGATCAGGCAGGTTTCCTGATTGAACATAACCCCAACACGTTGCCATCTTCTTAATTAGTTCTTCCTTCATCTCTGGCGTGATATTGAAATGGAAGGTGCGGAACTTTTGACCGCCGAACAGGACTGCAAGGTAAACTTCATCCACGTTATGAACGGCAGCTTCATGGATGCACTGCGTGAGATCAGCAACAGGAACCATTCCTGTTTCTTCGTCGAACTTAGACATAACGCCAGCGTTGTAATTCTTGCATTCAACGAGTATTCGTCCATCTGCACTGATGTAATCAAAGTGAGAGCGCAGCCATTTCTCAGTCGGATGTGTAAGTGCATAGTCTGCGTCTTTCAATTCGATGCGGTGTTTATCCTGGAATAGTCTGGCAATCATTGGCTCCATTGTCTTGCCCATATCCAGAACTTCCTGAATATCTGACAAGTCTGGCGGCTGCATCTTGCCCTGCTTTTGTAGGATGACTTCACTGGCTTTGCCATTGACTGCCATGCGGCTATCCCCTGACCACCAGGCGCTGTTGCGTACTGCTGGCTCAAAGTCTGATTGATTAACGCTTGTCATAATTCTTTTCCTTTAATTTGGATTCAATGGCTTCAATAAACATATCCACATCATGCCAATAGTCATCAACAATCTGTTCTGCTTCTGCATCCGTCAGCCCTTGCCATTCGCGTTGTGGTGGGGCGTGAAGTTCTAATTTTCCTTCTCTGTTTCGTATCCATAGTGGCTCCTGCTCCTGTGGTGAGCAGGTATGTATCTCAGCAGGATTAACTTCTCCGCATCGGTCGCATTTCATGGTCATTGACTCTGCTAGTTCTTTCCATTTGCCCATGATCTAATCTCCTATTGAATGAATG